TAATCTATGTTTTAGAAACATTAGAAAACGATTACGCAGCACTTAAACTAAAAGCAGTACTATCAGCTTTAGAACACGACTGGATGCAATCAGCATACTTTACAAACGAAATAGATGTAATTTTAAACGATGTAGAAATATATGAACGAAGACGCTACAATAAAGATATTTAGTAAAATACAATCACTTGAACGTGATTTACAATGGATTTACAGTGAATACTTCAACGCACAAATAAATGATGACCAATTTATGGCAATGATAGATTCAACTGAAAGAGATATACAAACACACTATTATATTTACGACTTAATTATACAAGATGCAAGAAAAAATTAAAACATTCGACAACAAGATTTGGGACAAACAAGAACTATTAGATAATATGTACGATGATGACTTTTACTATGGGTATTTAGGAAAACAAGCATTATCTTCATCAAGTCTAAAGATGGTGCTTAAATCACCTAAAACATATAAGTATGTAACAAAGTATGGTCAAGCAGAAACGCAGCCATTAAGAGATGGTAAACTATTCCATACATTGATACTTGAACCTAATAAGATAGATGACTTTACATTTGTAGATTGCAAAACTAAAGCAGCAAAAGAATATAAACTTGCAGTAGAAGAAAAACAAAACGTATACACTACAAACGAGTTAAGAGATGCTGAAAGATTAGCAGATGCAATTCTAAAGAACAATGAAGCTACAAGTTATTTTATGGGTGCAGAATTTGAAATACCTGAAGTAGCTATGATAGATGGAATACCATTTAGAGCTAAAGCAGATATTTTAAGAGGCAATCAAATAATAGACTTAAAAACTACTACAGGATTAAATGAATTTAGATATTCAGCAGATAAATACTCTTACGACTTACAAGCTTATATGTATAAAGAAATGTTTGGAGTAGATGAATTTATATTTGTATGTATTGACAAAGGTAGTTTAGACATTGGAATCTTTGAATGTAGTGATGACTTTTACCAAAAAGGTAAAGACAAACTTGAACAAGGTATTGCCAACTATAAATACTTTTTTCAGAATGAAGCAGTAGATTTAAACCAATATGTATTAAGAGGAATACTTTAAATAAAAATATTATGACACCAAGAGAAAAAGCATTAGAATTATTTGAAAAATTTACTTTAGAAACAGGAAATGAAACATTTGCAAAAAAATGTGCTATTATAACAGTTGATGAAATAGATAAATCACAACCTTATAATTTATATAATAATGAAGATAAAAAACAATATTGGTTAGAGGTTAAACAAGAAATTGAATTATTATGAAAGTAACAGATAAAATAACAATAACTAACGAGGACAATATGCTATTGATGGCAAGGTATCCTGATAACTATTTTGATTTAGCTATTGTGGACCCACCTTATGGCATTGGAGACAAATTTAAAGGCGGAAAGAGTGGAAAGATGCAATTTAATGAAGTAGTAGATAAAGGATGGGATTGCGTACCAACTAAAGAATATTTTGACGAATTATTTAGAGTTTCTAAAAATCAAATTATATGGGGTGGTAATTATTTTAATTTACCGCCTACAAGATGCTTTTTAGTTTGGGATAAATGCATTAGTGATGATTTTACTTTAGCAATGGCAGAATTAGCTTGGACTTCTTTTGATAAATTAGCTAAAATTTACAAATTAATTGTGCCTAAAAATGGAAAAATACATCCAACGCAAAAACCTATTGCACTATACAAATGGCTTTTAGATAAATATGCAAAAGAAAACGACAAAATACTTGACACACATTTAGGTTCAGGTTCAATAGCAATAGCTTGTCACGATTACGGATTTGAATTAACAGCTTGTGAATTAGATAAAGAGTATTACGATAAAGCAATACAAAGAATAGTAAACCATACAAATCAAACTAAACTATTTTAATAATGGAAAATCAGATAAAAGAATTAATCTTAAGAGAGTTAAAAGTAGATATAACTGAAACTTGCAGGAAGCGAGAAATAATTGAAGGTAGAGCATTATACTTCTATTTAGTAAGAAAGCTATATAAGAAAAGAAGTTTACAATCTATAGCTGCAGACTTCGATATGAATCACGCTACAGTTGTACACTCACTAAAGAACTTTTCAATGTATGAAGAATACAACCCAAAGATATTAGACTGCAAGAATTTAATATTAAAACTATTGGGTGGTGAAGTAGAACAAGAACTATCACAAGAAGATATCTTTAAGAAGAAGCTGCACGATTTAGAAAAGCAATTGAATCAACCAAGACACGAATACAAAATAATAGAAAACCTAAACAACCTATTAGAAGCTACTAAAGGAACTGAACAACACGAGTTAATCACTTTACGATTAGAAGCATTCTATTCAATGAATAAGAACATAAGACTATGACACTAAACGAAAAATTTAAAAAAGAAGGATTTAGCAATTTTGATTATTTAGCAAAAGTAGCAGACGATTACGCTATTGAGTTTGCAGAATGGTTAAATACTGATTGGACTACTGATGAAAGATGGACTATAATTGTAGATGAAAAAGAACTATTAGAAATATTTAAAAAAGAAAAAGGTTTATGAAGATAACAGACATAATAGAAATATTAAGAAAAGATAACACATCTTACCTATGGGATTTACCAAAACCTAAATGGGAAGCAATAGACTATTATAATCTAAATAAAATTAAACAAGGTAACGATTACAAAAACAAAAAGAAAGTACTTGACTTTGTAGAACTATCTGATAAGAGTTTAAAGATGCAGAAAGAACAATCACATAGAATGAAACCAATAAGAAGAAAGTCTGATGGTAAAGTATTTAGTGGTATGATTCAACTATGTAGAGAAACAGGTTTAAATCGTTCTTCTATTTCATTAGCTTTGAATAACAGACCAAATGGATTACAGAAATACAAAGATGAATATGAATTTATTTAAACAACTATAACAATTATTTATTATCATTCTGAATAAACAAATTATTTCAAATGGAAAATAAAAGTAAAGCAGGTGGCAAACGTGAAGGTGCAGGTAGAAAACCAAAAGCAGAAGAAATAGCTTTGATAGAAAAACTATCACCATTAGAACCATTAGCATTTGCTGCATTAGAAAAAGGATTAGAAAAGGGTGACTTCAAATTCACTCAACTATTCTACAACTACTACGCAGGTAAACCAAGAGAAACAAAAGATGTAACTCTTACAACAGAACAGCCTATATTCAATTTAAATGATTTAGGTGACATTTAGTGAACGATAATGGAATTCATAGTAACTACTGCATTAAAAAAATTATTGCGTTTAGAAAAACGAATTAAGGTCGTTAGAGGTGGAACATCTGCTTCTAAGACCTTTTCTATTTTGCCTATATTAATAGACCGAGCAATTAAAACACCTAATCTTGAAATTAGTGTTGTATCAGAATCTATACCACATTTGCGAAGAGGTGCATTGAAAGACTTTTTAAAAATAATGATGGCATTAGGTAGATACAATGATAATCAATTCAATAAATCTACTTTAAAATATACATTTGGAAATGGTTCATACATTGAATTCTTTTCAGTTGACCAACCAGATAAATTGCGTGGTGCAAGAAGAAATGTTTTATATGTTAACGAATGTAACAATGTAGACTTTGATTCATATTATCAATTAGCTATTCGTACATCAGGCGAAATATGGTTAGATTATAATCCATCAAGTTTATTTTGGGTTGATAGAGAAATCATAACGCAAGATGATGTAGATTTTATTACGTTGACATATTTAGACAATGAAGCATTAGCTGATACGATTGTAAAAGAAATTGAATCAGCAAAAATAAAAGCTGAAACATCTGCATATTGGGCTAATTGGTGGCAAGTATATGGATTAGGTTTAACAGGTTCATTGGAAGGTGTATGTATTCCTGATTGGCAAGAAATCAATTTACCAAACGAAGCACGTTTATTATGTTATGGTATGGACTGGGGTTATTCAAACGACCCAACAAGTTTAATTGCAATGTACAAATACAACGATGCGTATATCTTTGATGAATTGATTTACCAAAAAGGATTGCTGAATTCAGATATTAGTGATTTATTAAAAACAAATGGTGTTCAAGATATAATTTATGCTGATAGTGCAGAGCCAAAATCAATAGCTGAATTAAATAGTTATGGTCACAATGTGTTACCAGTTAGCAAAGGCAGAGATAGTATCGTATATGGTTTGAATTTAATTAATCAAAACAAAGTTTATGTAACATCAAGAAGCAAAAATTTAATCAATGAATTGCGAAATTATATTTGGATGACTGATAAACAAGGTAATAAATTAAACAAACCTATTGATGCTTATAATCACGCTATTGATGCAATGCGTTACGCTATAACATCGCAATTAGAAAATCCAAACAAAGGTACATATTACGTTTATTAATGACATACGCACAAATAATAGCAACAATACAATGCTACATTCATCACGTTAAAGGTATTGAAGTACCAATTAACCTACCGAGAAATATAGGTGAGATAAAGAAGATGCAAAAAATGTATAAAATTGCTGAAGAATATTTGCAGGTTTAAAATCTTTTTATATATTTGCCCTAACATTAAACAAATATAACTATGGAATATTACGACTACCAAAACGAATACCCTGAAAATGAATGCAGGTATTGTGGTGAAGCTTGTGAAAAAACATATTGTGACAAACAATGTGAACGAGCAGATGAAGATTAAGTTTTAAATAGGTTGGTTAATTAGGTAGTCAGAAATGGCTGCCTTTTTTTATGCCTTTAATACAATAATGTTAAATGTTTATTTATAAATAAAACAAAACATAATGAAAATAGAATTAACAATACCAACAACGCTAAATGATATAAAACTGGCACAGTATCAAAAGTTTTTATCTATAGCAAAAGACAATGAAGAAAGTGAATTCTTGCAGCAAAAGATGGTGCAATTATTCTGTGGTATAGATTTAAAAGATGTGGCACAGATTAGATATAAAGATGTAGCAGAAATTACTGCAAACATTAATAGTCTATTCACAAAAGAGAATGCATTTATACAACGCTTTAAGATGGGTGGTGTAGAGTTTGGGTTTATTCCTAACCTTGATGAAATGAGTACAGGTGAATATATGGACTTGGATAATTACATTACAGACTGGGACACAATGCATAATGCAATGGCTGTATTATATAGACCGATTACAAATAAGTTAGGCAACAAATATCAAATAGAAGAATACAAAGGTTCTATAACTTATGCGGATGTAATGCGTCACGCACCATTAGATGTAGTGTTAGGGGCTATGGTTTTTTTTTACACTTTAGGCAACGACTTGTTGAAAAGTACGATAAACTATTTGGAGGAGAATCAGGAGCTGCAGAATATTCTGAACAGGCACAATTTGGAAAACGTTGGGGATGGTATTCAAGTATCTATGCTCTTGCTCAAGGAAACGTTAGAAGATTTGATGAAGTTTCCAAGCTTCCCATCACGCAAAGTTTAACTTGGTTGACATTTGAAAAAGAGAAAACAGAAATAGAAATGAAATTAATAAATAAAAAATAATGAAAGGATTTTACGAAATAAGTCAAGCAATCAAAAACCAATTAGATAATGATGCTTTTGTAAATACAGTTACCATTGGTGATATATTTAAGATTGACTTAAACAAGCAAACCATATTCCCTTTATCACATATAATGATTAATTCAGCATCTTACAATGGCAATACTTTTAACTATAGTATTTCTGTTTTGTGTATGGATATAGTAGATGAATCAAAAGAAGCTACTACTGATTTGTTTAGAGGTAATGACAACGAACAAGATGTGTTAAATACACAACAAATGGTTGCTACAAGATTGCTTGAAATGTTAAGACGTGGTGATTTATATGATGATGGTTATCAATTACAAGATGGTGCAACTATAGAATACTTTGTAGACAGGTTTGAAAACAAGATTGCTGGTGTAACAGTGACAATGAATATAGTAGCACAAAACGATATGACTATTTGCTAATGGAATTAACAGAAGTAAATGCAGTATTAAAACGCTTTAGGGATTATGTGATTCAACAATCAAGAAGTAATTTATCTAAAAGCAATAAGAACGTTTCTAAAGAACTATATAATAGTTTGAAAAGCGAAATACTTACAGAAGATAATTATTCAATTGTGGGTTTCTCAATGGCTGATTATGGAATGTTTCAAGACCAAGGGGTAAAAGGTAAATCAAGTTCAGCAAAAGCTCCTAATAGTCCGTTTAAATTTGGTACTGGTACAGGTAAAAAAGGTGGTTTAACTAATTCAATATTAAAATGGGTACAAGCGAGAGGTTTTCAGTTCCGAGACAAGAAGAGTGGAAAGTTTATGAGTTATCAGCAAACAGGGTATCTTATTTCTCGAAGTATTTTTCAGAAAGGAATTAAACCAAGTTTATTTTTCACAAAACCTTTTGAAGCAGGATATAAGAAATACATAGATACAGACTTAATGAAAGCTTTTGGTCAAGACATAGATACAATGATAGATTACAATTTAAAAAATATAAAATGATAATATATTCAAGAAGTCCTTACTTCATAACAGTAAACGAATCAGCACAAGTAGGTTCTAAAATAGAATTAAGATTGTGGAATGGTACAGGTTCAGCACCTACACCAGCAACTTATACATTTAGTAAATCTATTGCAAGTTCAACTCAAATAGAAAACATCTATAATATAAGTCCTTTTGTAAAAGAATATATTGACAATGTAGCACCTAATTATGCTGCAGGTGAAACTGATTCTACTACTATGTGGGTTAACGTTCAGGTTAAACGATTTAAAGAAACTTCAGTAGGTACATATTCCTTATTAGACACTACTACTTATTTAGGAACTAATGGCTATACGCAATATTTAGATGGGTATAATTACACAAACGCATCTGATACTTTTATGTTATTATCTGATAACTCAAAAGAAATTAGATATGATATTACCAAATCTATTCCTTATGTTAACGTATTAATTAATCCTGAAGGTGGTGATGTAATAGAAGCAACTTATAAAGATTTGCGTGGTCGTAATGAATTAGTAGTTGGATATACAGAAACAAAAGGAATGCTTAAAATACCATTGACAACTACAAGTGTGAAATATAATAAAGGCAACACGTTAACTATATCTTACAACGATACTGATTATACTTATAATGTGATGCCAATATGTGAACCTAAATATTCACCAGTTATTTGTTCATTTATTAATCGCTTCGGTGGATGGCAGTTTTTAACGTTCTTTAAGGCACAAACTAATAAAATTAATGTAACAGGTTCAAACTTTAATTTATTGCAGGATTCGATTGATTACAATACTTCTAAAGGACAAAGCAAATCATTTAACATTAACGGAAAACAATCGGTTAAATTAAGTTCAGGATTTGTACCTGAAAACTATTCTGATTTGATTCAAGATTTATTGTTAAGTGAAACTGTATTGTTAGATGGTAAACCAGTTGAAGTTAAAACACAAGAAAGTACATTAAAGACTTCTTTACAAGATAAAAATATCAATTACGAAATAGAATTTGATTACGCATTTAACTTAATTAACAACGTTATTTAATGGTAACAGTAGGATTATATATTTATATAAATGGTATAGCTAAAAGAATTGAATTATTTGATGATGAAAAAATATCTATCAATAGTTCAGTTCAAAATGCTTCAGACATTTCAAAGGTTTATACTGATTTTAGCCAGTCTTTTACAATACCTGCTAATGACAATAACAACGCTATATTTTCACATTGGTATGAAAACTCTATTGATGGCGGGTTTGATGCAAGGCAAAGAAAGAAAGCTTATATTGAATTAGATACTATACCTTTTAGAAAAGGAAACATACAATTAGAAAAAGCTACTATTAAAAATGGTGTTCCTGAAAATTACACTATTACTTTTTTTGGTAGTTTGGTTTCTTTAAAAGACACATTTGCTGGTAAAAAACTTTCTGAATTAGATTATTCAGCACACACAATACCATATAGTGCTTCTGAAGTAATTGATAGAGTATCAGGTGAAGTTGGAAACGATGTTAAATTTCCATTAATCACATCAAATAGAGTTTGGGATGACGAAAACACTTCTACATCTGTAGATATAACACAATCAGCTACTGCTATTAACTATAACGAATTATTCCCTGCATTAAGAGTTAGTAAAGTATTTGAATCTATTGCTACAAATTATGGTATAAGCTTTAGCGGAACATCTTATGAACCAAGTACTTTTTTAACTGATGCAAGATTTACAAATTGTTATTTATGGTTAAAGAATGCTGATGTGTTTAAAGCTAAAAGTGATGAAGTTCAAACAGATTTTGTTAGCTATAATTTTGAAGGACAATATCCTGTAAACGATTTAATAACAGTTGATTTAACTGCAAACATATTTGAGTATTTTGGTTTATTTGATACTAACTTTTGTAATGTTTATTTTTTACCAACTTGTACATCTGCAGGAATACAATGTTATTTTAATGTTTATAAAAACAATGTGTTGTTATACACAGTTCCATTTGTATCTTCTACTTCTGAAATAAATGCAGGTGCAATATTACACGATGCGGTTGGTGAAAGTTCTTTTGGTACAGGTGTAATTAAAGTTACAGTAAATAGTGATACTCCAGTAACATTCACTTCAAGAATTAGAGTTGTTGTAGAATACAATGATTCTGAAATTGGTATTGTTTTAGATGATGACAATTACATAGTTTGTTCTTCACAATCTACTACTTCAAATTTAGATTTGAAAGCTTATATGCCAGACATCAAAGTAGAAGATTTCTTTACAGGTATATTAAGGATGTTTAACTTGACTTGTATTGGATATGAAGAAAATGTATATAGTATTCAACAATTAGAAGATTGGTACGATGAAGGTAATTTAAAAGATATAACACAATATGTAATTTCTGATGATGTAGATATTAGTAAGTTAGAAACTTTTAAAAAGATAAACTTTAACTATACTAAAAGCGAAAGTTTTATGAATGTTAATTATTTATCTACAAACGGTTTTGAATACGGTGACTTGAAAGCTGATTTGAATTCAGAAGGTAGCGAATATAATATTCAGTTACCATTTGAAAATTTATTATTCCAAAAGTTTACAGGTCAAAACCTACAAGTTGGTTACTCTTTAAAAACTGATTTTACACCTTACATACCAAAACCAGTTATTTTATACGATTATAGAACTTTACAATCTTGTGATTTTTATTTGAAAGGTTCAGGTAGTGCAGAAAATATAACTACATATAATGCTTTTGGGCAAGATACTTTGATTAGTGGCGTTAACCATTCATTAAATTTTGGTTTAGATATTAGTTCTTTATTGCTTACTCCTATTGCTAATAGTTTATATGGAAATTATTATCAATCTTATTTAGAAAATATTTACAACATAAAGTCAAGAAAGTATAACGTAAAAGCTTTACTACCTATTAGTTTATTAACTTCCATTAAATTAAACAACCGTTTGATAATACGAGATAAAAGATATATTATTAATAATATGAAAATAGACTTGACGTCTGGCGAAGTAGATTTTGAATTAATAAACGATTTTAGAATATTATGATAAAAGAAATACTAAATCTTTTAATGACTGGAAACCATTACGGAGAAAGTGAAACGATAGAAATAGCTAAAGGTAAATACGAATTACCAAACAGTTGGAAAAAAGGATTAAACCAAATTAAAAGAGAAATAAAATGGCTGAAGTAAAAACAGTAGAATTAAAAATCACCACAAATATTCCTGATGCTTCTAAAAAGATAGATGGTTTAAAAACAAGTATTGATGGTGCTAAAGAAAGTACAAAAGGTTTAAAAAAAGAAACTGAATCTGTAAACGAAGGCGGGTTTAATAAATTAGGGGAGTCTTTATCTAACCTTTCACCAGCTTTTCAATCAGGTATTCAAGGAGCGAAGACTTTAGGTGTTCAATTATTAGCTTTAGCAGCCAATCCAATTGGTGCTACTATTTTAGCAGTTGTAGGTGCGGTTACATTATTATATAAAGCATTTGCTTCCACTAATGATGGTGCTGACAAACTTGAACAAATAATGGATGGTTTGGGTGCAGTTTTAAATGTGTTAAGAGATAGGGTTTTATCTGCTGGTAAGGCTATTGCTAACTTCTTTTCTGGGGACTTTAAAGGTGCTTTATCTGAAGCTCGTAAATCAGTTGGTGGACTTGGTAGTGAAATTGAAAAAGAATTTAAACAAGCTGCTACTGCTAAAAAGTATTTACAAGAAGTAGAAGATTCATTGCGTTCTTTAAGTGTTTCTCGTGCAAGGTTAAATAGGGATTTAGCAAGGTCAAAAGAAATAATAACTGATGAAAATGCAAGTTATGCTGAAAAGAAAAAAGCTATTGAAGCAGTAAGAATAGCTGAAGAAAAGCAAACACAAGCTGAATTAAGAAATGCAGAAAAGAAACTAAAGGCTATTAAATTAGCAAATAGTTTATCAGATGTAAGTGATGAAAATTTAGACAAACAAGCACAAGCAGAAGCTGAATTATTTGCATTGCAAGAAAAAAGTGCAAGTGATAGACGTGCTATCCGTAAAACTGAAATTAGAGCAGACAAAGAAGAAGCCGCAAGATTAAAAGCCATTGCTGATGAACGTGCTGCAAAGTTAAAAGAAGATGCTGATAAAAGAAAAGCTGCTAATGAAAAAGCATTAAGCGAAAGAAAAGAATATATAAATAAAGAAAAAGCAGGTGAAGAAGAAGTTCAAACTGCAAAAGATGCTTTAGTTGCAAAACAAAACAACAGATTCCTTGAAGAAATTGCTGCTAACAATGCTAAAAACAAAAAGATTGTTGATGATAATAAATTAAGGGTTGAAGCTGAAAGGTTAGTTGAAGAAGAAAGAGCAAATGCTGCTATTGAGTTTGAAAAGAAAAAAAATGAAGCTATAGCAAATTCAAAAGCTAACTTAACTAATATAGTGGCTAATTTAGAAGCTTCAGGTTTGGCTAAAACAAAAGCAGGGCAAGTTATATCTAAAGCAATTGCATTAACTCAAATCGGTATTGATTCTGCAGTAGCCATTTCTAAAGCATCTACATTAGCTAATGCTGAAGGGGTTGCTGCACAATTAGCTTTCCCATTAGTGCCGGGGATTGGTACTATTGCAAGAGTTGTATCTTACGCTTCTACTGCTGCTTCTGTTATTGGTAACATAGCAAGAGCAAAACAATTATTATCAAGTGGTGGTAATGCTGCTGCAAGTATGGGTGTTGGTGGTGGTAATAATGGTGGACAAGCACCTGCAGCTCCTTCTGCTCCTACATTCAACGTAGTAGGTACTTCAGGACAAAATCAAATAGCACAAACATTAGGTAGTCAAGCACCTGTTAAAGCTTATGTAGTATCTAACGATGTAACAACTGCACAAAGTTTAGATAGAAATATTGTTAAGACTGCTACATTAGGTAATTAACAAAAAACAAATAATTTAATTTATAAATAAAAATAAAATGCGAATAGTAGAATTAATAATAGACGAAAAAGAAGATTTAAGTGGTGTAGAAGCTATTTCAGTTGTAGAATTCCCTGCAATAGAAGAAAACTTCATAGCACTTAACCAACAATTACAACTTGCAAAAGTGGATGATGAAAAACGTATCTTAATGGGTGCTGCTTTGATTCCAAATAAAAATATTTACAGACGCAATGGTGAAGATGAATATTATATTTTCTTTTCAGATGCAACTGTAAAAAAAGCAAGTGAATTGTTCTTGATGAATAGCAACCAAAACAATGCTACATTAGAACACCAAAAAAAGATAAATGATTTGTCTGTAGTTGAATCTTGGATTGTAGAAGATACAGAAATGGACAAGTCTAAAAAATATGGTTTAAATGCTCCAGTAGGAACTTGGATGGTTTCTATGAAAGTTAACAATGATACTATTTGGAATGACTTTGTAAAAACTGGTAAAGTAAAAGGTTTTTCTATTGAAGGATATTTTGCAGACAAATTAGAAATGAGTTTGCAAAAAGAACAAGAAGAAAAATTGATTGAAAAGATTAAACAAATTATTGTAAATCATAATCTATAATGAAAAACACAGCATTCAGAGTTCACGTCGAAGAAGCTTCGCAAAATGAAGTTGACAATGTAAATATTGAACAAGGTGCTATGCTTGTAACTAATGAATCTTTATTTATGGGATTCAATAATGAACAAGTAAGAGTTTACCCACCTCAATCAGATAAAATGGGTTTAGGTTGGGCAAGATACGATGGAACACAATATACAAGTGCAAGTCCTTATTCGTTTACTACTACTGAATTTGTAGTGCCTAACAATAAAGGTAATGTTATAGACACGCATATTCATTCAGATATAGATTACTATCACAATAATAAATTATATGCTGAATTTGATGCTGATGTATATGTAGTAACTATTGCTTTTAAAGCAAAAATAGCTAACGCTAATGGTTACATAGATTTATTTTTAGAAGGTGGAAACGGTACACCATACGATAGAATTCGTGACACTATTACTTTTCCAAAAGGAAATGATGTAGAACACGTATTTGCTAAAACATTTCAATACTATGCTGATGAAGATGTAGTAACAAATGGATTAGAAGTTAAAATAAAAGCTTCGCACACAGGAACTATATATGATGTAATTTATTTTATACAAAGAACACAGAATCACAAATATTAATGCTAAATAAACTAATAAAAATTATGGGTAAATCAACAAGTCCGAAAGGCGGTAACAGGGGATGTCTTGGTAAAGACGGAAAATATGCAATTGAAAATTGTGATGGAGAATTACAATCACAAGGAATTGGAAGTACAGTTCAACAAGGTGGTGCTACTATTACAATAATTGATGGTGTAAAAACTATTGTTAGAAGTAACGGATAAATATATAAGGGTAGTTTAATAGCTACCCTTTTTAATACTTATTTCTTTTTAAAATGTTATCTACTGCCCATAATGGCTGAAAATTAGTATAATGATTAAGTTGTATTACTTCTTCTTCTGTTGTCGCTAAAGAAATTGGTTTAATGTGGTCTAAATGCCAAAGACCTTGATTACTCCAATTCATACCTTCTGTAAATTGATTTTCTAAATGAATTTTAAATTCTTCTATTGTACACCCTAATATGGATTCTGATTTAGAATCTTTTCTAAATTGATTATTACCACGTTTAAAAGAATTACTAATTAAACTTCTTGTATTGCAAGTGAACTTAAATAGTGAATCAGTTTTTTTTCTATTTTTTAAATATTCTCTTGTTTTTTTCTTTATTTTTTCTTTGTTGTTTTCTCTATATTTAGAAAAATACTCTTTATTATTATTTCTATAATTAGAACGATAATCCAATAAATTTTCTTTATTATTTACATAATATTTTTTAGCATATTCTCTATTGCAAAGTTTACATTTATATTGCAATCCATCTTTTTTATTTTTGTCTTTTGAAAATTCATCAAAAGATTTTTCAATTTTGCATCTTGTACATTTTTTCATAACTCAAAATTATAACAACAAATATAATTAATTTATAACAAACTTTTTTTATTTTATTATAAAGATATTAATATTAATATAAAAATAATATGAGTGTTTTAAATGAAATCAAAACTCTTTTGGGTATGGAAGTAAACCTTGCTCAAATGAAACTTGAAAACGGTACGGTAATCGAAGCTGAAGCTTTTGAACCTGAAATGGCTGTTTTTATAGTTAACGAGGAAGATAGAATTGCAATGCCTGTAGGTGAATACCTTTTAGAAGATGGAATGCTTTTAAAGGTTGAAGTTGAAGGTGTAATTGCTGCTATTGAAATGCCTGAAGAAGTTATGCCTGAAGCTGAAGTTGAAGTTGAATCTCCTGAAGTTGAGGTTGAAGTAGAAGCTGCTGCTGAAGCATCTCCTAAAAAGATTGTTGAATCAATCACTAAAGAAATGTTCTTTTCTGAAATTGAAAAATTAAGAAACGAAATTGCTGAATTGAAAGGTGTAAAACTTTCTGCTGATGAAGAAGATAAAACTGATGAGGATTTAAAATCTAAAGAAGTTGAATTAAGTGTTGAACCATTAACACATTCACCTGAAGTTAAAGCTCCACAAGTTCAAAAATTTGCATCTAATCGCCAAATGACAACTCAAGATAGAGTTATGGCAAAACTTTTTAATTAATAATAAACTAAATAAATAAATAAAAATGGCTACTACTACAAGTATTACTACAACTTATGCCGGAGAAAGTGCTTCTAAATACATCTCTGCTGCTTTATTATCTGCTTCTACTATTGAAAATGGTGGAATTGAAGTAATGCCTAATGTTAAATACAAATCTGTAATTCAAAAAATTGCTACAGATGGTATCGTTAAAGATGCTACTTGTGATTTTTCTGCTACATCTACTGTAACATTAAGCGAAAGAATCATCACTCCTGAAGAATTCCAAGTGAATCTTCAATTGTGTAAAAAAGACTTTCACGCAACTTGGGAAGCTGTATCTATGGGATATTCTGCTTTTGATTCATTGCCACCAAGCTTTGCTGATTATTTGATTTCTCACGTTGCTGCTAAAGTTGCTGAAAAAACAGAACAAAACATTTGGAGAGGTGCTACTGCTAATGCAGGTGAATTCAACGGATTTGCTGCTTTATTAGCTGCTGATGCTGCTTTACCAACTGCTAACGAAGTTGCTGGAACTACAGTTACTGCTTCTAACGTTGTTGCTGAATTAGGAAAAATCGTTGACGCTATTCCTGCTGCATTGTACGGAAAAGAAGATTTGTACTTATACGTTTCTCAAAACATCGCTCGTGCTTATGTTCGTGCTTTAGGTGGATTTGGTGCTTCTGGATTAGGTGCTAATGGTACAAACGCTCAAGGAACACAATGGTTCAACAATGGTTCATTATCTTTTGATGGTGTTAAAATCTTTGTTGCAAACGGATTAGCTAACAACACTGCTATCGCTGCTCAAAAATCTAACTTATTCTTTGGAACTGGTTTATTATCAGACCAAAATGAAGTTCAAGTTATAGACTTAGCTCCTATCGACGGATCTATGAACGTGAGAGTGGTAATGCGTTTTACTGCTGCAGTTCAATACGGAATTGTAGAAGATATCGTGACTTACGGAATCACAAACTCTGCTAACTAAAAATTAGCTTTTTAAATTAAAAAGGGGAGGTAAAATGCCTTCCCTTTTTTTTTATTAACTTTTAAAAATATATATAGATGGCTTGTGAAATTTCATTAGGTAGAATTGAACCTTGCAAAGATAGCAATGGTGGATTAAAATCGGTTTACTTTGTAAACTGGGGTGATATGACAGGTGTAACTTATGACGTAACTAATACAGATGCTATTAGTGCGGTTGCAGGTACTCCAAGTGCATACAAATATGACTTGAAAGGTAATAGTTCATTCGAACAAGCAATTACTTCTTCAAGAGAAAATGGAACTACATTTTTTGAACAAACTTTGAACTTAACTTTAAAGAAATTGTCTATTGTAGACCACAAACAAATTAAATTATTAGCTTATGGTCGCCCACAAGTTGTAGTTGAAGACAATAATGGAAACTTATTCCTTTGTGGTTTAGAACACGGAATGGATGTATCAGGTGGTACAATTGTAACTGGTGCTGCTATGGGTGATTTGTCAGGATATACTTTAACATTATCAGGACAAGAAGCAGTTCCTGCAAACTTCTTGACTACTACTTTAACTGCTGCAGGATTTACAGTAGTTTCAGGTTCATAATTGTTTGTTTTTTTGATTGGAAAAGGGGTGGCTTCGGCTACCCTTTTTTTGTTTTAAATAACAATAATTCAATAGATTTATTATTAAATAAAAAAAAGAATGATAATCTTAAAAGAACAAGAAGCTGCACAAGTTTTAAAATTCATACCTCGTAGTTATGGTGCTGATACTATTGTATTAAGAAACGAAACTACTAATGAAGTACAGACTATTTCTGCATCATTTGCTTTAGATAAATATTATTTGACAACTACTACTGCTTTTGATTTATTGCAGAATACATTTTATAATTTAACTATTAAGAATGGTGCTGAAGTGGTTTACAAAGATAAAGTATTTTGCACGAATCAAAATATAGTTAACTATACAGTCAACAAAGATGAATATGTAGCACACGCTACAAATAACGATTTTATAATTTATGAGTAATATATCAATTGTAAATTTAAGTGCTTATACAAGCCCTGTAATTCAAGAAAACAAGAAATCAGACTATATTGAGTATGGTGTAGATAATAACTACTTTCAATACTTAATTGATAGGTATCTGTATTCAGCTACTAACAACGCTATTATCACTGGTATTACTAATATGATTTATGGCAAAGGAATTACTGCTATAGATTCTAATTTAAAACCTAATGAATACGCTCAAATGCGTAGTTTAGTTAAAGGTGATATGCTTAAAAAAGTAGCTATGGAGCGTAAAATGCTTGGTATGGCTGCTATGCAAGTTGTAATGGAAAAAGGTCAAGTTAAATCTATAGACCACTTCCCAATGAATACATTAAGAGCTGAAAAGTGCAATGATAAAGGAGAAATTGAAGCTTGGTACTATTACCCTGATTGGACTAAAAAGAAGCCTTCTGAACAAGCTAAAAGAATCCCTGCATTTGGATTCGGAAATGGTAATGAAGTTGAAATGTATGTGGTACATCCTTATGTTAGTGGATTTCATTATTACACACCTATTGATTATTCAGGTGCTTTACCTTATGCTAAATTAGAAGAAG